CAGTCCATGAACACTTGTTTGAACATTAGCAACCCCACAAACGCTCCTGTGATGTTTGACATCTACGACGTCATGTACCGACATGACATGCCTGGCGTCGGCGGGCCGCAAAGTACGAACAACCTACCAAGTGCGCTTTGGTACGACGGGCTTGCTGACATGGGCGACATCGGCTCCGGCTTGATGGAGTTTCCTGGTAACACTCCGTTCATGTCCCCAAAGTTTACCCAGAACTGTGTTGTGAAGAAGGTCACAAAGGTGCAACTGCCACAGGGTGGCACACACGAACACCGCATTCATGCAGAGGTGAACCAGATGGTGAGCTACGAGAACGTCATAAACGGTGGTAACCACTACTACAAAGGTAAGACGGTGGTAACGTTGATCGTGGCCCGCGGCACTCCAGTGGACGACGGCACAAACGTAGGACTTTGTGCTGGTGCTTTAAACATCGTGACTACGCAAAAGTACCAGTTCCACATGATTCGACAGAGTACTTCGACGTTCATTGCTACAAAGAGTCTGCACGCGCTGACGGCTGAGAGGATCGTCAACATCGGATCCGGCGCCATGGACGCTGTTAACGTGGCTTGAGTGTAAAAAAACACGGTTTTATGGACGAGCGTAGCGAGTCCAGTCCGGGGTAACCCGCTGTGTGATGAGCACAACCCGATGTGTACCCCCTGTGTGATGAGCACCAGGCGTGTCTGGTTTTTTTTTTTGGCCCGCCGCAGGCGTCGCTCGTTAGAGACGGTACAGCCGGTACAGAGCCAAAAGAGCCAAACATTATATAAGTATAATCAGAAAAGGGAAACTAGTTGGCATTCCAGCGCTAGCGCCTAGTTTCCCTAAAAGGATGAAAGACCCCAAGGAGCCGCAGGAGACTCAGGTCTACATCCTGGACTTCCGGTGGTCGATCAGGGCCAACGGAAGCTGGGACCGCGAGTGGTTCATGGATCACGAGCGTGTCCTCAAGGAGTTGAACGCGCGCTGCAAGGACTACATCGTGCAGATCGAGGAGACTCCGCGGGACGGGCCCGTCCCCAACACCCACTACCAGGGCTGGATCAAGCTCGAGGACAAGAAGCGGCCGACGTCGCTGGCGATCAAGTGGAACGAGTGGGCACCTGGCGTGCGGCTCGTGCCTGCGAGCACCGAAGGGTGCGAGGCGCTGAAGACCTACGCTATGAAGACGGAGACCCGCATCGCGGGGCCGTGGGGCAAGCGTAAGATCCCCACGTACTGGGACGTACCAACGGTGGAACAGTTTTACCCCTGGCAGAAGATGATGTACGACAAGTGCATGCTGCGGCCGGAGGCGCGCAAGATCTACTGGCTGTGGGAGCCCCAGGGTAACATGGGCAAGGGAGGCTTTGCAAAGCGCATGAGCCTTCAACACGGCGCTGGTTTCGCGACAGCGGCCAAGGCGGGTGACACGCTGTACTACGTGTCTGAGAACCAGAACAAGGATGTTTACATCTTCAACAAGACGCGTGTGACTGGCAAGAGCACGGACCCAACGGAGTTGTACCAGGCGCTTGAGTCGATCAAGGACGGTCACTTCATGAACAGCAAGTACAAGAGCACCATGGTGATCATGGATCCACCGCACGTGGTGGTGATGGCCAACGAGCCCCCAAACATGACAGCGCTTTCTGCGGATCGCTGGATCGTACGACAGATCCAGGCGGACAAAACCATGGCAACGATATAAGTAACATGTAAAAAAAGTAAGCAATGCCGAAACGCAAGTCTCGCACCGCTTGTGCTAGCGGTAGCAAGCGCCGCCGCACTGGTGGCGTTGGTAAGAAGTACAAGGGCCGGGCGAAGATCCGGTCGAAGTTTAAGAGCCGCGCGGGGTCGAAGACGAAGCAGATCTACCAGAAGCCGAGGCAGACTGTGCCTGGGATGGCTGGCGCTGGCACGTTTAGTACGTTTTCTAATCGGCACGCCATGAAGGCTTTTGACAAAAAGCTTTTGAAAGACTTGGCCATGTCAAACCTTAGCGGTGTGTTTGGAACCCGCCTAACCTTCACTGAGAACTTTCAGGGCGTTTTAAACGCTGCGGTGACCTGGGACCTAGGTCACATGCAAAAGTGTTTTGACGTGGGTAGCCAGCTTGGCGAGACCGACAATCAAACGACGCGCCGACTGTACATACAGTCCATGAACACTTGTTTGAACATTAGCAACCCCACAAACGCTCCTGTGATGTTTGACATCTACGACGTCATGTACCGACATGACATGCCTGGCGTCGGCGGGCCGCAAAGTACGAACAAC